GAACGAAAATATGTCATCTACGTCAGCGTTGAACTCAGACACTAATGAAGCCATAGCTTCTTTAGATGCTACACGCTCTCTACGTTTACTTTCGTTCTTCGATATCGAACAGCTATCACTCGCATCATCGAGTGAATCCCAATCATAGTAGTTGTAGCCATTTGCGTAGCCACCATAGTATGTGACTCCTCCGCCTTTATATACGTAGGATTTGGGTTCAAATTCCTCTACATTTACAATGTCCATACCATTGTCCCCTTTATATACTACGTGGTATATAACACCGCCTTCAGGTGATGCTATGTGCCTTGCTTTAAATAGGTCTGCTCCGAACAGTCCATCGCTTTTTATATACCCCATATCTTCTAGGCTGGACTTAGACGTGCTACCGTATATACTTACGTTGTCCTGTGCATCTAAAGTTTTCATCATATAGAAACTTGTGCTGTTGTTCTTCAAGTAATACAGGTTTTCTGAGCTGTGCATATATATGAATATCGAGTATGAACCCGTCAATTCCTCTACGCTTTGCTTGATTGCGTCAAGCTCGTCACTGCCCTCACGTATGTAATGGTCTACTAACGCAGGAACAATCGCACTATCTGTAACAGCTTTGTAGTCAAAGCCATACTTAGCTTTCAATTCACCATCGTTATTGATGATACCATTGTGCACAATCGTGCAGGTATCATTCGAGAACGGGTGGTTGTTCTCATTGTCCTTCTCACTACCCTGCGTAGCAAGTCTATTGTGACCCACTAACCAATTACTTGGCAGTGCGGACAACACGTGCTTGATGCTCAAGTCCTTCTTGTCCTTGAGGTCATCGTATGCCTTGCCTACCTTCCATTGGTAGGAACTGCTGAATATACCGGTTGCGTCTGCGTTCGACCTAGAACCCTTCTGCAACATTTCAATGAAGTTATTAACGTTGTCATTGGCCAACGTATCGCTCATCACGAATTGTATCTCACACATTATTTATCACCTCCTTTCGTGTTATATGTGTATCGTAGTTTGTAACTAACCAATCTCTCACCTGTGGTGAGAACTGTTGTGCAAATTCCTTCAGACTAATCAGTCCGTGCGTATCATCTCTGAACTTCAACGAACGTGGTCTGTAAGCGGACTTGCGTATGAACTCATTCCAAAACTGTATGAACAGTTTGTAATCCGAAGCAACCTGCTTGTACGCATTCTTGCTCCAATACGTATCATCTACGTAATTGCGTCTGTATGTCAATGGCCTATACAATCGGATTTCTATACGTTTGTTGTCAGGCAGTCCCATAGGACTCCAATTAATCCACGCATATCTACCCATCTCAGAGCCACGTGTAGCACGTGACCTGTGTCTATCGTAGGTGTAGTCACGTTTCTTATCCATCGCCCATTGACCTGCCCAAGCCACGTATGAATCTGTCCATCCACAAGCGTAAGACCTCTGCATTTCTGTGAAGTAATTGAACTCGTCAGACATACGTATTAGGTTATCGAATCGTTGCATAGCTTTCACGCCTTCCATCTCGTAGTGGAAGTGCCATCCTACGTTGTTGGTCATCTGCCAACCATTGTCACCGAACAAGTCACACATATCATCTATCGTGTCACCTAGTAGGTCACCACGCATTGGATGTGTTACGTATTCAGTGCCGTAGTTCAGAGAGCCATCCTCTTTAGCCTCAGCAATACGATTGTATAATGCCGATGGCATTAGCTCACGCATAGGTTCACCATCTTCTGCCTCGAACTCTACACCTACGTAGGTTCTGACAGGATACTTCCTGAACGTGTTTGTTTCAATCTTGGCAAATCTATTGTGCCAACGGTCAGCTCTGTGCCTGTGGTGGTCTGAACAATCGCAACATACATATGCGTCTATGTTGTCCATCCATTCTGCATCATCTATGTGACCTATCCAACTACAATCGTGACAATGTGCCAACTCATCCGAGTAATACTCGTGGTTGACGCAGTCACCATTGGACAGCTCAGACATATTGTCATTGAATGACCAATCGCCACTCCAATCACAGACAAAGCAGTGGTCATCCAGCGTAGCTTGACCTACACGGTAACCGTCTACTGTTGCCACCAATTCTCTGACAATCTCACCACTCCAATCACACGTAGGTAGCTCAGTCAAACAGCAATCACATATATCTATGTCATCGCCTTCGATGGACTCTACGCTAATAGCTGGTGCATCTCTACATACATCACAAATGATGTCATCGTTTTCTGATTCCATATTTTTCTCCAAAGGTTTGTTAGGTTCATTCAAACTCTTCACTTTGTGAAGAGGTTTGAATTAACCGTAAAGCCATTCTCAACAGGCCACCAATAAGGGTAGCTCTCTATCTCTTGCGTAGACAGAATGGCATCGTCTACGAAGAGTCCTGCGTAGAAGTCGTAATCCTTACGCAGTAGGTTCACACGGTGTGACTTGTGTAACTCAGGTTGGTGTAACCACGCAGGTACACGTAGCTGAGAGTAGTTCACATCGTAGAACTCCATCGTGTTTTTGTATCCACGTGACTTCCATTCGTCAATCATCACGTTTACATACACACGTAGTGCTTGTTCGTAACCTTTCCACATCTGCGTAGCAGGGTGATTGACCCACCCCTTGTGCTTGTAGTCAGGTGAGAGTGCGTTGAGTATTTGCATACCCTCCACTCTTTGCTTACCGAGTCTTCGATAGTCTAACGCTTGTGCAGACTTCACAAAGTCTGCGTATGGTAGGAATGTTTGCATATTTATTTACCTCGTTTCTTTCGTATTATACGCACGGGTTTACCGTGTGGGTTTATCCGCACGTTTTTGATTACCTCGTTCCAATCGATGAAGGGTTCCCCCTTCTCGCTTGACTTGGGTAGTTCGTAATTCTCGTATGGCGTACGTACGCCTGACCTACGTCTACTCATTCTTCCTCCTCCTCGTATACGTAGGAATGCACAAGCTCTCCTTTGGGGTTAACCTTCTTAGCCCCACGTATAACCTGTGCAATTAT